TTATAGTACAAAATCGAGAAAATCTTGGTCTTGATGAAATATGGTTAATATCATCTGATAAAGACTGGGATTTACTTATAGATGAAAAAGTCAGTCGTTTTTCGACTGTAACAAGAAAAGAAACAACCGTGCATAACTGGGACGAGCATTATGATTTTGACCCCGAGTACTTTCTTACTTATAAGTGCTTAACTGGTGATAAAGGAGATAATGTTCCAGGAGTTACTGGTGTTGGTCCTAAACGAGCAACAGGTCTAATAGAACAGTACGGTGATGTCTTTGATATTATGGCGAGTTTGCCTATCGATGGAAGATATAAATACATTCAGAACTTAAATGAGTTCGGAAGTGATGGTCTAGAAATTGGAGTCAAACTCATGGATTTAATGTATGACACAGACGCAGCTGTGCTTGGTCATAAAGATGAAATATTAGGATTGGTAGAAAATTATGTCAATAAAGATAGATTATAGTAAAGACGAGATTATTGATGAGTTTGCAATGGCGACTCTCAAAGACCGTTATATGATACCTGGTGAAGAATCACCACAAGAAGCCTTTGCAAGAGCTGCTGAAGCTTTTGCTGATGATGAAGCACATGCTCAAAGGTTATACGATTATGTCAGTAATATGTGGTTTATGTTTGCAACTCCTGTACTATCAAATGGTGGTACAAGTCGAGGCTTACCGATAAGTTGCTTTCTAAACTATGTTGATGACAGTAGAGAAGGTATTACAGACCACTTTACCGAAAATGCTTTTCTAAGTAGTTTTGGTGGTGGTATTGGAGGTACTTGGAGTGATGTTCGTTCTTCAGGAACTAAAACATCAAAAGGCTCTGAGTCCACTGGTGTAGTACCATTTATGAAAGTAGTAGATGCGGAGATGTTAGCATTTTCGCAAGGTGTAACTAGACGGGGTAGTTACGCATCTTATCTACATATAACTCACCCTGAAATAGAGGAGTTTTTAGATGTTAGAAAGCCTACAGGCGGTGATACTAATCGTAAGTGTCTTAATCTCCATCATGGTGTTATCCTTAGTGATTCCTTTCTTGAGCATATTCACATGGCAGGAAAAGTTGATAATTACGATGATAGCTGGGACCTTGTGGACCCTCACACACTTAGAGTGGTTAAGAGAGTTTCTGCCAGAGCGTTATGGGTAAAAATACTTCAGAATCGTATGGAAACAGGCGAACCATATATAATGTTTGAGGAAGCCGTCCAGAATGAATTACCAGAGTTTCAGAAAAGAAAAGGACTACAAGTACACCATAGTAATCTTTGTAGTGAGATAACTCTTGCAACAAATGATGAAAGAACAGCAGTATGTTGTCTTTCTAGTGTAAATTTAGAATACTATGATGAGTGGAAAGACCACCCAGCATTTATACCAGACTTGATTCGTATGCTTGATAATGTATTAACATCATTCATAGAGAACGCACCAAGTCAATTAGAAAAAGCAAAGTTCAGTGCTTACAGGGAGAGGAGCATAGGACTTGGAGCAATGGGATTCCATGCATTTCTACAAAAGAACAATGTTCCTTTTGAGAGTGCCATGGCTTCTCAGTACAATTTAGAAATGTTTGATTTTATTAAGTCAAACGCAGAAAGAACTACTAGAGAATTAGCAATAGAAAGAGGGGCGTGTCCAGATGATGATACAGCTTCAGTACGAAATGCACACTTACTTGCAATCGCACCTAATGCTAGCTCTAGTATTCTATGTGGTAATACTTCTCCAAGTATCGAGCCATTTAGAGCAAATGCATATACGCAGAAAACCAAGACAGGAAGTAATCTAGTGAAAAATAAATTCTTAGATAAAATACTTATGAGTAAGATTGGTCATACTGGTATATACGAAGATACATGGAAAAGCATTATTGCAAACAGAGGTAGTGTTCAACATTTAGATGTACTAGATGATTGGGAGAAAGATGTTTTCAAAACAGCAGTTGAAATCAATCAAGCCTGGGTTATAGAACACGCATCTCAGCGACAACAATATATTTGTCAGTCGCAAAGCTTAAACTTGTTCTTTCCACCAGATGTAAATAAAGCAGACTTGCATAATATACATATGTTGGCATGGGCAAAAAATTTAAAAACATTGTATTACTTGAGAAGTGAAGCTATCAGCCGTGCTGATAATGTAACTGCTCAGGCTAAACGAGAGATAATCTTTGAGCAAGAAGATTGTCTAAGCTGTGAGGGATAAATGAACTTATTAGATGAAAGAGAATACTACAAGCCTTTTGTTTATCCGTGGGCTTTTGAGAAGTACAAGAGGCAACAACAAATGCACTGGCTTCCTGATGAAGTACCACTTCAAGATGACATAAAGGACTATAACCAAAAACTGTCTGCAGATGAACGACTATTGATAGATAATATCTTTCGATTCTTTACACAAGCAGATGTTGATGTATGTTGTGGATATGCCAAGCATTATCTACCAACATTCAAACAACCAGAAGTAAGAATGATGTTAGTGAGCTTTGCTGCAATGGAAGCAGTTCACCAAGAAGCATATTCTTTACTACTAGAAACTTTAGGTAAATCAGATGATATGTACCAAGAGTTTTTTGATATACAAGCGATGTCAGATAAACATGATTATCTAACAGATTTTAACATGGAAACAAAACATGACATGGCAAAGACTATGGCAGTCTATAGTGGATTTACAGAAGGAGTACAACTATTTAGTAGTTTTGCTATACTTCTAAACTATCCTAGACATAATCTTATGAAAGGTATGGGTCAGATTGTTACATGGTCAATAAGAGATGAATCCTTACATGTAGAGGGTTTATCAGAACTATTTAGAACTTTTATGAGAGAGAATCCAGAACTGTGGAACGATAAATTAAAGTATGAAATCTACTGCGCTGCTGAGCGTACCGTAGAATTAGAAGATAAATTTATTGATGTCTGTTTTGATAAAGTCACAGTACCAGACCTAACTGCGGCGGAAGTAAAGGAATATATCCGATACATTGCCGATAGAAGATTACTCGGTCTTGGAATGAAAGCTATCTTTAAAAGTACAGTAAATCCGTTACCTTGGATTGATATGCAAGTTAACGCAGTTGAGCATACCAACTTTTTTGAAAACCGTGCTACCGAGTATGCTAAGGCTAGTACACAAGGAAATTGGCAGGATATATTTAAATGAATACAATATCAATAGATGATAAAGAGTATGAAATCGATAAAATGTCTGATGAAGAAAAGTCTTTAGTACAAGCGATTAATTTTTGTGATGCAAAAACACAAGAAGTACAAAATCAACTTGCAGCATTGAAGACAGCAAGACAGGCATATGTTAACGATTTGGGTAGTAGATTACAGAAATGAAAATCTTTGTAGGATTCGAGACAGAATATCCTGAAGCATTTGAAGTATGCGCAGAGTCCATACGACAACACAACCCGAATCACGAAATTATACCTTTGATAAAATCAGAGTTAGAGGAGCAAGGTTTATATAATAGACCGTATCAAGGTGAAAGCACAGAGTTTGCTTTCACTCGATTCCTCATACCTGCCTTATGTGAGTGGAAAGGCTACGCACTATTTTGCGATGGAGATTTTATGTGGCGATGTGACCCACAAGAAATCGAAGACTTAGTTAAACAGAGTTCTCAATCTCCTAGTGTGTGGGTAGTCAAACACCCTCCATTTTTAACAACACCGCATGAGAAGATGAGAGGAAAAGCAAATATGTCTTATCCTAAAAAATATTGGTCATCTCTCATGTATTTTAATAATGATAAATGTTTTACTCTAACTAGTGAACTTGTGAACTCTTGGTCTGCAAAAGACCTTCACGAATTTGCTTGGGCAAGTGAGATTGGAGATTTACCTGCAGAATATAATGCTATGGTAAATTACTATCAATTTCCCTCTGCAAGAGCAGTTCACTTTACAGATGGTGGACCGTGGTTAGATATACATGATAACATGCTTTACTCAACAGAATGGCTAAAACACTACAAGAACTTACAGAAAACAAAAGAATCCTTTTAGTAGGAAACTCCGTTGAAATTTTACAATATAATCTTAGAGATAAGATAGAGTCTTATGATACTATAGTACGATTTGGACAAGGATATCCTAGAAAAGAAAATAAAGATAGAATAGGAAGTAGAACTGATATTTGGATTACAGGATATTTAAGACAAAATTTTTCTAGATTTTTTGAGGATAGTTTAAAATTACATAATAGATGTAGAATACATATGGATAGACCTGCAAAAGCAGGAACTCCAAAGTTTGACCATATTACTATGTTTTCAGATGAAGAAATATTAGAAATAAATAAAGAGTTAGGAGTAGTTGAACATGAACGACTAGGTTGGAGACCCTCTGCTGGTTTTTGGGCAATTTTATTTTTTATTCGTAAATGTAATTATAAGAGTCTTACTTTGATAGGTTTTGATTTTTTCTCTAAGTCTTTACCATTTAAAACAGGAGAAGACCACCCATCTAGTTGGCATATGCCTGTATCTACTGTAAAAATGAATCCACATAACCCTAAAGAAAAAGAGTTAGTTCTTGAGATGAGAGATAAGGGTATTCTTGAATGGATTATATTATCTGACTTAGAAAAAGAATTTTTAAATCTTACCTAACCTAAATCCTACTTTTAATATTTTTTCTAAAACTTGTTTTTGTTTATTAGATTTGATTAGTAGTTTTTCATTTAATTCATGATTTCTAAACTGTAAAGGTATTCTATCAATTAGTGATGTATACATATCCCAAGGTATACCTAACTGTATTCCAGTAGGCATTCTGTGATAATCCTCTGATAACCACTTATGTTGAATATTAAGGGTATAACACTTTCTCAACATTACATTATAGTTTACAAGGTCTTTTAATCCTATTGCATCATTTTCTATTAAGAAATCATTTTTACCATTCATATAAGTAGGCATACTATTCCAACTGTAAGTCATTAGACTTTTTAGAAGTTGAAAATTAGCACAGTTTGCAATCTTTTGGTCAATACCTGTCTGGATAGGGTATTCATTATCGTACATGAATATGTCATCATCAGTCATATTTTTTAGCATATCATAATTTATAATAACAAATTCCGGGTCGAACTCCATTGGATTATTAGCCTCTAGCGGCGCATTAAGAACTTTATAGTATGATTTATAGCGTGGGTGTTCGTTAAAAACTTTCTTCCACGATAAGAACGAGATATTCTTCTTGAAAAAATTTTCTGGCGGTAGATTGTTACCTATGACATCTCCGTTGAAAATTCTATTTCCATTTGCAAAAATTAATCTTTTACCTAAACCAGGAGTTTTATCACTCCACCAATTCTTAAGATGACACATCTGTTTTGCGGTGTCGTCCATCGCCCAATGAGATTCATATATTCGAATGTTTTTAAAGTTGTCTAGCATCCACCTAACTTCTCGGTCTTTCCAATGTACCTCGTCCACATAAATATGCAAACGCCAGTCCTCGTGCTGTTTATCGAGTAGCGACGCAAGAGTGAACATAGTCCAATCTTTTCTATACTGTGTTATTATTTCAACCATCTTTTATTATCTTAAACTCCCAAAAATTATTTAAATAATTTTCTAATCTTTCCTTTGCGTCCTCATCAAAGTTGAATATTATACCAGACCTCTTTGATGAAAACAATTTTAATATTGTATTTTTGGCATCTGTGCCAGCTAACGATTCGTAAAAACTTTCGTATGTTAGCAAATTCTTTTCTCTTTTTTCTACTGGGTAAGAAACTAACTGTATGGGTTTGCCTAGTAGTAATGCTATTAGACCCATCTCACTATTTTGTGCAGTAGCCATTTCTTTACAGTTCATTAGTAGTTCAAATCCACCTTCTTTCTTTCCTAACACATTCTCTGCTCCAAACTTAACTCTAAGTTCTGCCATAAAAATATGTGCAGTAATAGGGTGTGGTTTTATTTTATAACCTTTATCTACTAAAGCTTTAACTCTACTCATGTCAATTACTGTACCTTTAGATAGTAAATTACTTCCTGGTAGAAAAATTACTTTATCATGAAACTCTGTATTCCACTGTAAACTATATTTATTTTGTAAATTACTTTTTATTTTTTCAATTCTTTCTTCATCTATCTCTATGTCTGAAGATATAATTGAATGAAATAGTCTTGTATTTACTGGTTTAGAACTAACCCTACAGTATATTCCTTTTCCTAAAAAGTCTGTATATAACCATCTTCGTATGGTCATATTTTCATTAGTATTAAACCAAATATCATACTCAAATGAACAACCTCTATGCTTTTCTGGTAATAAATATTTTTTAAATTCACTTAATTCCAGTAAGTCATTTTTAGGTCTCATGCTTGAGCCTGACTTAAAAAAGTGAGTAGGTATATCACCCACTTCTTCATTCTTAGATAATGCTACAAGTTTATTCTTTGCTTTGACCATTTTTTAACTCATAGTATTTTTGTTCTAAGTTTCTTAATCGTTCCTCTGTCTCCGAAAGTGTATCAAATAATGCGGAAGTAAAACTCTCCAAC